GAATCCAAGCTCCTTCGATCAAAATGCAAGGAGGGCGATGGCGAAGAGGATTACTCCATGTTCGTCAACAGCCGGAAGGAAATGGAGATTGACGGAAACGGAATTGCAACAATTGACATCTGCGGGACACTCGGCAAGGGATTGAGCGGCATTGAGAAATGCTGCGGGGCGACTGATTACGAGGACATTGAAGACGACATTGAATCCGCCATTGAATCGAACGTGCGCGGAATCTTTTTCGAGATTGATTCTCCTGGCGGGCAATGCACCGGCAACTGCGAAGTGGCGGAAATGATCCAAAGCCTACGCGGGAAGATCCCGATGATTGCCTACACAGACGACATGATGTGTTCGGCCGCCTACAACATTGGCGTGAGCTGCGATTACGTTTTTGCATCGCAAAGCGCAACCGTTGGAAGCATTGGGACAATCGTTCCGTTTGTCGACGAGTCCGGGATGTGGGAGATGGAGGGACTGAAATTCGACCCGGTGACAAACGCCTCTGGAGACCTCAAAAGCACGATGATGGGACCGAGCATCGGCACTGACGCGCAGCGGGCTTACTTGCAACAGTATGTTGAAGATGCCTTTGCCCAGTTCCGCGGGAACGTGCTTCGCAATCGCCGCGTGGCAGATGAGTTTATGCGCGGCCAAGCGTTCTTGGCCCCTCGCGCATTGGAGGCAAATCTCATCGATGGCATCTTGACTGAGGAATCGGCTTACAATAAATTGTTGGCCTTGGTTTAGTTTGGCGCATTCGCCCCGTCGCCGGTTTTTTGGTTCCGGCGGCGGGGTTTTTTTATGCTCCCGGTTGACAGCGCAAAAAGGAGCATGGACGAAATCCAAACTCTCACGCAGGCGCTCGAAGCGCTGAAGAGTGAGTCTTCAAAAGTCGGCGGCCTTGAACGTGACCTGGTTGCCGCTAACGCTTTACTTGACGAACAAGCGGCAGGGATCAAGGCCTCAGCTCATCTGATCCAAACGCTACAAGCGCAAGTCGCAGAGCTTCAAGCGCAGGTCGCCGCCGCTGCGGTTTCTGAAATCAAAGTTAACGAGGCCCTAGCCGCCGTTGGCGTTGCTCCTGTGGAGATTCCCATGCAAGGCGCCGAGGCTCAGCAACGCAGCCGTGATGACCTTTGGGCAGAGTATCGCTCCCTCTCACTTTACGACCGGCCCGCATTCTTCGCGAAGCACCGGTCCTCGATGTCCACAATCTAACCCACACCACTAAATGAGTAACACCATTGCAGGCGTCAGCCTAGCCGAAATCAGCCAGATGAGCCTTCCGGCGCTGCAAAGCGTCTTTGCTCCTCTGGGGTCCATCTGCACCGACTTCTCCGACGAACTTTCGTCTGGCGGCGCATCCATCACCACGCGCTATCCGGTGAATCCTTCAACCAAGGACTTCTCATCTGGATATTCTCCCGATGCGGTGTCGATGGTCGCTCGCACGATCACACTCGACCAGTTCGAGGGAGTGTCCTACGGCTTCACGGACCTTGAGCGGACGAAGAGCGCGATCATGCTCAACGACCTTTTCATCCTTCCGGCCGCAACGGCGTTGGGGCGCAAAGTGTTCGGGTCGATTTGGAATTTGGTGACGGCTGCGAACTTCGCTGCAACGCCCATTGATAAAGCAGCTGCCTCGTTCGGCCGTGGCGACATCATCGATGCTGGCGCTACGCTGACCGCTGCTGGGGCGCCCTCCGAAGGTCGTTCGGTGATCCTGAATCCCTACTACTACGCCGCGATCGAGAAGTCGTTTATCTCGGCGGAAATTCCCGGGTTCCCGATCCAGAAAACCGAAGGACTCGTTCCTCGCGTTTCGAAGTTCGACATTTACCAATCCGATCAGGCTGACGACAACGGCGAAGACTTGAAGGGCTTTGCCTATCAACGCTCGGCGCTGCTCATGGCTGCTCGCCGCGTGGACTCCACCGGGTTTGAACAGGTTGGTGAAGTGGAAGATTTCATCATCCCTGGGCTCAACCTGCCCGTCCAACTCCGTCGCTATTATGACGCACCCAACGGCCAGCTCGTCTACACGATGGGACTCCTCTGGGGAGTTCAGAAAGGTCGTACCGAATTCGGAGTCCGCATCATCGAAAGCTAGTTTCCTGCTGCACCCATAGAAACCCCAGCCCGTCGCCGCGAAAACCCGGCGGCGGGCTTTTCTTTTGACGATGACCTTTCACGACTTTTCCAACGCCAGGCTCGCCGAATCGGTGGCGATTATGGGTGAGACGGTGACCTTCAACGGAAGCCCTTACAAGGCCGTGGTGACCGATTTGGAGGCGACAGAGGACGCAGAGGCTGGCGGGTTTCGTCCGGGCTATGCAGCGACCGTTTACGCTCAAAAGACGGGGTTCCCAGTTCCAGCGCTCGGGCAGAAAATGATCGTTCGCGGGAAGGAAGTGCGGATCAAAGTCATTTCCACAGACGCCATCAGCTACAAAATGACCGTTGACGACATCGCGCGATGATTGACCTTCAACTCACCCAAGCAATCGCCAGCAGGCTGGCAACAGAGTTTCCGACAGCCTACGTCGGCGAACCGTTGAGCAGTGGCGAAATCTCGCTGCCTGCAATCCTGTTGAGCATCACCAGCAATGCCGTCCCGGCATCGCCATTGCAGCGGGGGACGCTAACCGTAAATGTGGAGTCGAGCGCTGATGATTCGACCGCTTCGGCTCATGCCGCTTTCGTGCTGGCGGTGGATCAATTCGTGGCGTCGCTGTCGTTCACTGAAGGCTCCGTGCGTCTGGCTGGAATTGTTCGTGCTGACCTCAGCAACACGCCGCAAGATAGGCACTGGCAAACCGCCATAACTTACACGGTGGGTTTTGAGACGGTATGAGAGCCACGCTGAGCCTGTATCAGGCGCAAAAGCGCTTCGCTGCGGCATTTGCAGCAATCATGGCAGACTCTAAGCGCGATGCGAAAACGCTATTTATGCAACAGGTCCGAGGCGTGATTCAGAATTGCATTGCGGTGACTCCTCCAATGGGAGGCTCAAGGCCGTCATTCAAAAAAACCGACCCTTCTCTTCAACAGAAACGGCGTTATGTTGATTATGGTGGAGCAAAACGGGCCAGCAAAGTTCGAATCGAAGCAGATGTCACAAAGGCAACGACTTCGAGCAAAAAAGCTGAAGACCAATTCCCAACGCTAGCATCGGCGGTTGAATGGTACCGAGGCACGCAAAATGCCCGCAAACGGCCAAAAGTTCGAGCTTGGCCGATGCCGGGGAAAATTCGCAAACAGCTCAAAAAGCACCAGCTCAACAATCAAGGCTGGACTGCGTCAGGCTGGAACAAAGCAATCAGCGCTTTTGGCGTTAAGGGCGTTCCGGCGTGGATCACAAAACACACCGGGCAACCGGGCAGTGCGTGGATTGATACTTCTGGAAATGATTTGGCGATGGAGGCCGTTAACGGCACAAATCATCCGGCATCCGCAACCATTAACCGTCGCATAGCTTACGGTATTGTCGCACAAGCGCGGTCGATGGAGCGTTGGCTGAAAAATTGGAACGAGAAAAAAGCGCAACGCAAATTGCGCTCTAGTTGACAACGCACCTTTTGTCATGCCCACCTTCGGAGTCGCATCAACTTTCGGCCTCACGCCCCCGAGCGGTTATGTTCAAGAATCTTCCTCCGAAGAATCAGTTGAGGTGGCGACTATCAAAAACGCTACTGGAGCGACCGTGGAGGCCATTGCAAAGCCGATGACAACCAAGACTGTGACGGTGCGCACAAAAGGCGAAGCTGACCTTGTAGCGGTCCACACCGGCGCGATTGCGGGCAGTTTGGTTGTGACGTCCGCCAAGGTTTCGCAAACCAACGACGATTTCTCAACGTCCGAAATCACCGGCCAACAATTCTCTTAATTTATGCCCTCCACGTTCGGAATCACGCTTGTTTCTGCCGGGTCCTCAATCGTTGAGTCCGTCGATCTTGAATCAAAAGTTGATGTTAAGATCCTCAAGGACGCAACCGGCGCGTATTCCGCTGCGCAGGCTATTTCCCCAGAGTTTTCGTTTTCGGTGCGCGGCAAAGGCGCTGCTCCTGTTTCTGTTGGCGGATCAAGCGGCGCTCCAACCGGAGTTTCTGGAAAAGTTATCATTACTTCCGTTAAGCAGACCCAAAATAACGAAGACTGGGAGGCTTTTGAATACAGCGGTTCGGCGTACCCGAACGCCTGAGTTTCTTTCTTATCATGCCACTAAAAACCGGGGATCAAATACACTGGATCAAAGACGAACTTCCTCCACTCAAATCACCAAACACCGATCTCATGGTGGCTTGGCTGACGTGCGGAGGCAAACTAGCGGACGGCACTTCATACGTTGATGCCATTGAGGACACGCTCAGCGGACCAAAGCGCACTGTCACCTATTTGTTCGACGGCTCTAAAACCGTGGACTTTGCAGGCATTGAGAGTGGCGTCAATTTTGAGACATTCCGCAAACGCTGGTTGGACGATGCTTGGGTGGAGGCAAACGCGGATCATCCAATCTCGTTTCTCAAGGTCGGTTTGAAAAACAACCGAATTGTCCGCCAATGGTTGCGTGAACAAAAGCCCGCGGCGCTGATTAAGCGTGGAAACAAAGTGGCGTTCATCCCGGCCGACTGCGACGAACGCCGTAAGCAAAGGATCCTTTCTGAATTATGACATTGCTCGAAGGCTCCCGCACCATTGCGGGCATCAAACTGCGACCGTTTTCGTTTGGGACTTTGGAGGCCTGCGAACGGTTGAAACTCACGCTATTCACTGCGCCCGCCGGAGCTGCGGAACTGTCTCCCTCCGAGATCCGGCGGCAGATCGTTGCGTTTGCCTGGGTGCAATCGGCTGACCCGGAAACGGTTTGCGATGCGATGACTGACGGGAACGCCGAGCGACTCATCAACCGATTCCAATTCTCCCTTGGCGTCGATTGCGTGGATGAGCTCATCGCCGAGGTCACGCGCATTGCATCGGCAGTCAAATCTGTTGGCGTTGAAGTTATGCCTAAGCCTGGGCGCAGCAATGAGGAGACCCCACCCCCAAACTAATTGCGCCGAGGTGGGCGCCCTCAATGGTGCTGACCTTGGCCGACAAAACCGGATGGCCCGAGCGCTTTATCATTTGGGAGCTGCCGCTTGCGCGGGCGCTAGAATACTATCACGCGGCGCTGTGGGCTGCCGGAGCATGGACAGTGCGCAACGAGCGCACGCCCGCCGAGGAATTGGCAATCCTAGCGGCTGCGTGCGTTGACGACGACGACGATATATGATCACGGCAGCACTCGGCCTCGATATTTCCGACTTTCAAAACAAGCTCTCAAAAGCTGGCGCTGAGGTCTCCAAGATCGGCAAAGGCGGCGCGATGGGGGCGCTTAGCGCGGGCTTTGGTGCTGCTGCCGCTGCTATCGCCGCCGCCGCCGCCGCTGTTGGCACCGCCGCTGTGGGGATGTACAAAGCGATGGAGGCTGGAGGTGAACTCATCGACCTCCAAGAGCAGACAGGCATTGCGGTTGATAAGCTAATGCTGTTGCAAGTCGGGTTTGAGCAGGCCGGGCTTGCAGCGTCTGACGTTCAGCCTGTCATCAACAAAATGCAGAAGTCGCTAGCCGAGGCTGCAAGCGGCAATGCTCAGGCGGCGGCGAGTTTTCAAGGCCTTGGCTTGTCGATTTCCGAATTGGCGGCGATGTCGCCGGAAGAGCAGCTGGCGGCGGTTGGCGAGGCGATTTCAAAAATAGAAAACCCAACGCGAAAAGCTCAGGCTGCGATGGAGATCTTCGGGAAATCGGGTGGAAAAATGTTGGCTCTGTTTGCTGCTGGCGGCCTTGACACCGCCACTCGTGCACTGGGCAACCAGGCACAACTAATGGCGCAAAATGCAGGGCTCTTCGACAAAATCACCGACACGCTTGGAACTGCTGGAACAAAGGTTCAAGGATTTTTTGTCGGAATGGCATCGGCCATTGCGCCGCAACTGCTGGCGGCTGTGGATGCATTTGAAGGAATTGACTTAAGCGGAATTGGTCAACAGTTGGGAACCGTTGTGGCAGTGTTTTTGCAAGCCATCCAGTCCGGCGATGCTTGGGCGTCGATTGGTGAGGCATTGCAAGCTGCGCTCATCTTTGCGATCAACACGTCGTTTGAAGTGATGCGATCGCTGCTCGCTGCTTCGGGCCAAATTCTGGTTGAAACTTTCAGAGCGCTGACGACAGCCGACTTCTGGGGCGGATTGCTGACCGTGCTTGTGGGCATTGCTCAGAAGTTTGGATCAACACTTTTGAGTTTCATCCCGGGGATGAAATCAACCGCAAAAGAGATGGAACAGCGGTCTCAGGAGAACCTTAAAGCAGGCACTCCAGCACTGGCTGGAGCGCTAGACGTCAAAGGGGCGTTACAGCGCACCGGAGAAGCCGCTGCTGCCAATTTTGACATTGGAACGGATGTTGCTGATCTGCGCAAAAAGCTAGGCACTGCGTTTGGAAAATACGCAACCGATGCCGAGCAGCTTGCGCAGACTGCGCGAGAGGAAAACCCAACACCAACACCAGGCACTGGCGGGCTAAACGTGGTGCCGACTATGAGAACCGCCGGAGAGGGCCTTGCATCGAGCCTTGCCAAGATTGGAGGCGCAACCGGTGGAGGCGGTGGAGCAAATCCGCAGCTTGACCAAATGCGCATCCAAACAAACGCCCTTCAAGGGATGCTTGGTAAGCTCGATCAACTCATCGCCAACACCGCTTCAGACGGCTCCTTGAATGGAGCTTCTGGAGCCTACGTCCTCGCTTAACTATGGCAACAACAACAACCTACGAAATGGCGGTGGACTCCGCCGGACTGATCACCGAAACCACTACGGAAGAGTCTTTCGAGGCGATTCAACTTCCAGAGTTTGGAGGAAACCTTCGTGGCGCTCGCGTCACGCAGACCGACGGTAAATGGACGTTGGTGCGTGAAGATTACATGACCAATGGGGCTCCGGTTTATTCGGTGGATGCGTCGACCAGCACTGAGCCGATTGAGTCTAATCCGATGTTTGATGACATTAGGTATGATGAAGAGTTTCAAAAGTGGACAGTCTGGAAAGCAAACCACACAGACCCTAGCTTGAATGGTTGGCTACCCAACGAATCAACCGAGGCTCTCGTTCACAAACTTTATTGGTGGTACCTCAGCGGAATCACCAGTTATCTGGCGCCACGTTGCGTCATCAAACACTCAACGATTCAAGATGATTTTCCAGACATTACGATTGTTGGAAAAATTGCCGACCCTGGGGAAAAAGGAGGCTGGGATGGAAATTTCATTTGCACTGCTGTGAATTGCCAGCAGGAGGGCGGCAAATATCGAGTAACGGTTGAGTATATGGCATCTGCTCAAGGCCGTGAGTGGGATACTGAGATTTACTCTTAATGGACCTCCCAGCGTTCAAAAAAGGCATGGCGTTGCTTGCCAGTGACCTCAATCGTCTCGCTGCTCAGGTTCGGGCTTCTCGAGTCACGTCTGTCATTGGAGGGAAGCTCGATGTCAGTCCCGGTGGAACATCCATCACGATTGCGCCTCAGGCAGGAACAGGTGGCGGTGGCGTTGAAGCCTCTTACACAAAGCCCTGGGAGTTGATCGGTGTGCCGCTTGCCCAAGGCGAAACAATCCCCAAATTCAAAGTTTTCGACCAATCGTTTTTACTAACAGACGCAAACGAGGGTGCTCAGTATATCTACGGCGTAACAGAGGGAAACAGCACTGAGTTCGAGCTTCCGCCGATTCCTGGGCTCATCATCCTCAAAATCGAGTTTGATGAATACATGAACATCCTCGGTGCTTGGTTGGAGTACGCCGAATTGACCGAATCCTTTTGGCCATCATACCCGGACCCTGTTGAGCGCGACCTAGAAGCGACTGGAGCAAACTACCTTCGGCAAAAGTTTTTGCGAATTGCGTTGCACGAGGTTGCATCGACAACGGACCCGAGAGAGGGCCCGATTCACTCTATTCCTCAAGGTGAAGGCGAAGACCCTTTGCAGGTCAAAGTCATTCAACTTGTGTCGACTGATTTACTTCTCGAATGGCAAATCCTTGACGGGTTGGCGGCGAAATTAGCGGTGCCTTGGAAGTACGCAACTCGATTGACTATTCCGCCACCGATTCCATGAGTTTACTGCCGATTGAATCGTTGCCTGTTCCGATCAAAACCGGCGAGGTGATGGGATTGGGAACCGCAGAGCTTCCAGCTTTTCCGCCAACGTGGCGGTTGGGGACTGAATCTTACCCAGGGTTCCCATTGCCCATCGGCAGCAAAGTTTTATTTCAGCCGATCTTGAGCCAAACTGCGCGACCGGTGGCGGCCAATGAATACCCAACGCTGACGACGGCAGGGTATACCGCAGGCGTTCAATCGTGGTTTGCTGCAACTGGAGAACCGCTTGGAGCCCTGTGGCTCAATAGCGGCCAACTAAGCGCTCTTCAGGGAGGTGAATACTGGTATTTTGTTTCCAAAATCAAACGGAACGCGGTGGCGAATGCTTACTTCAGACACCAATCGTATTCGGTGCAGCGCGTGTTCTCTCACGCCAACCCGCGAAATGTTTGGTCGCCAAATTTGTTCAATCAGACAGTTCAGAATGCGTGGAATGATGCTGGAGGGTTCTTTGTTGCGGGGTCGGCAATGTTCCCGGTTTTGACGCAGACACCATGCGGAATGGAAGATGTTGGTATTTCTGAGACATTTACATGGCACCCTGTTTTTACAACCGAAGGCCCGTCAGTGCTTGGAAGTGCGGTGTTTGCAACGCTTGGACCAAGCCAGCAACAATGGCTCAGGCTTGAGCAGGTTGAAGATCCGGTCAACGGAAACTCAGTCAACGTCACACAACAAATCCAAACGCTTTTTCCGGGGACAGATCAGGTTTCCGCGTTGCAGCGCACTTATGCGCGGCGATTTGCTGAGCCTCAAAACTGGGAAGCGCAGAAGCGAGATTTTACAACAGCAACCGAGCGCCAGGGCGAAATCCCGGCATTGAATTGCGTTCCTTTGCCATCATTTCGCGTAAATGCTGACGGGCTTGTGACCAACTATCGGCAAGCGTTTGAGACGCATGGCGATTTTGTTTGCATGGCGTGGAAACCTTGCGAGGACGATGAATCGAGCGTTTGGGTTCTGAATCGAATGCGGTGGCCGAGGCCGGTAATGTTGCCAGATTTACGGCCTCAAGATGTTGGGCTACCGGACTGGTTCCAAGGAGATGTTGTTTGGCCAACGAGTGCATCCACATCGCCAACGGTGGCGTTGACTGCTGACAAACTAATTGGGACCGGAACATTCAGCGTCGCATCACCAACAACTGAACAATTCAACGGTTGGGATCCGTGGTCTGTGTTTCTAAGTTATCAATCGGTTTACAACCGCGAATCCAATGTCGCTGAGGTCCACCGCGATCGGCAGGTAAACTTTCGAAGCGTTGGTGGCCTGCAAACAAACTCCATCCCAGTGGGGCAACTCGTCCAGCAAACGGCGGTGGATGCTGCGATTGCATCCGATCAGTTTCTGGCCTTTGGAGTGTCGGCGCTTGGTGATTTTGCGTGCATCGGGTTTTCCGCCGAAGAGGCCATGCGCAACACTCCTCCCGTGATTTGGTTTTCTGGAGGGCTAGCAAAAGAGTTTGCCGAGCCTGATGAAGTTGTCACTTGTGACTGGCAGTACCAATGCGCAAAAGTCAAAGAAAGTGGCGTCTATACGCCTGTGAAAGCGTTTGCAGGCACTTCATTTCGCGGCCTTGATGACGAAGTTTTGGCGGAGTTACAGGCAAACACGATTTGCGATTGGGCTAACGCATTTTATAACAATCCGAACAAATACCTTCGCGTCGGAACCTATTATTGGCGCGATGGCGACGGGAACTTCATTCACGAGCAGCCGATTTACGGGCACACGGATCTGGTGAGTGATTTCACCGTTACGGTTCAATTTAACCCGTGGACCGGTTGACGACGTGACTTCAGTGTGACCAGCGCAAACCTTAATCTCTTGATCGAGGCGGGAACTGACTTCTCAAAGTCATTCCGACTGGTGGCGCGCGCTGGGATTGTTGATTTGACCGACTGGGTGTTTGCGGCGCAGGTTCGCGCCCTCCCAGGATCAACAGTGATTGCGGATTTCGATTTTGAATTGCGAGAGAACGGAACCATTGCGGTGATGAGCCTTGACAACGCCACGACAGCGGCATTGGCGGCTGGACGATACCTCTGGGATTTGTTTGGCATCGACCAAAATGGCAATCGTTCGCGGATATTTGAAGGTACCGTGACAATTCAAAACCGAATCACCGTCTATGTCTGAGTGTTGTCTCGAAATAGTCGAAATCTTTGATGGGCCGCCAGGGCCTGTTGGGCCTGTTGGGCCTGTTGGGCCTCCAGGCCCTCCCGGAGATGGCACCATTGTCAGTGTCAACGGCAACACTGGTCCAATCGTCGTGTTAACCGCAGCCGATGTCGGCGCAATATCAATCTCCGCTGTGATTGACGGCGGCACTTACTAATTTATGGCTAATCCCATCGTCCCAAAATACAACGCCATTGCGCTTTCAACGGCTGCTCCCGGAGCGCTGGCACTAACCACTGGCGAGCTGGCCAGCAACCTCACAACCGGCAGGCTCTACCTAAAACTCCATGACGGCAGCGTTGCGGATGTTGTTCCTGTCAAAACCGTGAACGGCGCAACCGGTGATGTTGTTATCACGACGGCATCAATCGGCGCACTCGGAACTCAGCAACTTGGCGCAATTAATGGAGTCGCTGGGCTTGGTGCTGATGGTAAGCTGGTATCTTCGCAGCTCCCGACGATTCAGACTTCAGACCTCGGGTGTTTAACGACCTCCGCTATCGCTGGGTTGGTTCCGCAACTTGATAGCACTGGCAAAATCTCGATGGCGCAGATCCCTTCGAGTTTGCAGGGGGCTCTCAACTATCAAGGGGTTTGGAATGCGTCCACAAACGATCCCGCGCTGGCATCTAGCACAGGCACCAAAGGCCATTACTACGTTGTCAGCGTTGCAGGCTCCACCAACCTTGACGGACACACAGATTGGCTGGTTGGCGATCTCGTGATTTTTGACGGGTCGACGTGGGATAAGGTTTCCGGAAATGACTCGGAAGTGATTTCCGTGAACGGTCAGACGCCGATCAACGGCAACGTCACATTGACCCCGGCCAACATCGGCGCGATTTCAACGGCGGCAATCAACGCCATCAACGGCGTTGCGGGGCTCAACGGTTCGGCTCAGGTCGGAACGGCTCAATTGCCCGCGGCCACCACGGCCTCGCTGGGCGCCATCATCGTTGGGGATAACCTAACTGTCGACGGCAGCGGGCGCGTCAGTGCTGTCCAGGGCACCTACACGCTGCCCGCAGCCACCACGGCAAGTCTCGGCGGAATCATTGCAGGCAGCGGGCTTGCAATTCAGCTCAATGGCACGTTGTCGGCTCCGGTCGCCACGGCATCAAGCGCTGGTATCATTCAGCCTGGGACGGGCCTGCTTGTTGACGGAAACGGAGTTCTAACCCCCGACAGCAACGTGGTGATCACGACCTCCAGTCCTTCGACGGTGTTCAACGGCGGCACTTACTAAAGCATGAGCAATCCGATCATCCCGAAAACGAACTCGACGCCGGGGGCAGGGACTCCCGGCAGCCTCCTCCTCGGCGAGGTGGCGACGAATCGCAGCGCTGGCCAGATTTTCCTCGGCACCGATGCCGGGGTTGAACTTGTCGGTGAGCGTGTTACGAGTATCGTCCGGGGTGGCACGGGATCGACTTCAGCGGCAGCGGCTCTCACAGCGCTGGGGGCCGCGCCGCTTATCTCGCCGGCCTTTAGCGGAATCCCTACAGTGCCGACCGCCAGCGTTGGCACGAGCACCACGCAGGCGGCTTCCACGGCGTTTGTTCAAGCAAATCGTGGGGACAAATATCTCACTACGTCTTCGAGCAGTTGGACGCTCGGCAACGATCCGACCGCGACGTTCACGGTTGATTCTGGGTTAAGCTACACGCCAACGCAGGACGTGACGGTTGTCTACGACATCAACAACCATGCGCACGGGACGGTTGTTAGTTACTCGGGAACCACGCTAGTCATCGACGTTGCCCAGCATACGGGCGCCGGCACCTACTCCGCGTGGACGATTAACGTCGGCGGGTTATCGGCGCAGGAAGGAGCCTTGTTGCAGGCCAATAACCTGAATGATGTTACTGATCCAGCAACGGCGTTGGCAAACATCGGTGGTTTCTCGAATACCGCGACACTCGATATCCTCCATGGTGGAACTGGAGCGACTAATCAGCAATCGGCTCTGAACGCGCTCGCTGGAGGCGTCACAGCATCGCAGGTGCTTGCCGGTGATGGCACCAATGTCACGCTTCGAACGCTGACGACGGCAGACGTTCCTTCGCTGTCGCAACTTGGCGGATTCGCTACGTCGCAGATTCTAGGTTTCGAGAGCGGAGGCACCGGGGCGACGTCTCAACAGGCGGCGATTAACGCACTGGCAGGTGCTGTGAGCAGCGGACAGGTGCTCGCCGGAGACGGCACCAACGTCACACTGCGAGCGCTGGCAACGTCGGATTTGCCGGTTCTGCCAATCGAAAAAGGCGGCACTGGGGTTTCTTCGTTAGATCAGTTTGCCGCCCAGAGCCCATTTGCTCCTTACGGCTTTATTTTAGTTTCAGGTCGGTCTTCTGCCACAATCGCTGGAACAATCACAAACAATGTATTCACAGCTTCTTCCAATGGGGCTTTGACTGCTGGGGATGGGTATACTTTCAAGGATGGAGACACGATGTTGAACATCGGCTCTTTGGCTGGAAGTGCCACTTTGAATCTTGGGCCTTGGATCATTAACTCTGTTGGGTCTGCTACATCACCGATCATCATGACGCGGCCAACTTGGTTTCGCGGCACGATTCCATCTTGTGTTTTCTTTTTTCAGATCCTAAACGGGACAACTATTCAGGGTACGGTGCAAATCATCCGCGTCGGCACCCTTGGAGGTTCTTCTTCAATCGTCGTTGGAGCGACTCCATTAGGGAACCTTGGAACACTCATTAACCAATCCGGTGCAACTTTTAGTGGCACTGTCGTTTTTCGGCAAAACACCAGCTCCCAGTCCGCAGCGCGATTCCAAGCGGTTTCGGCGTTGATGACATCGCAGGTTCCGCACAGCCTGCAATGGGACAACAATCGGATGTACCTGACGAACATCAGCTCGCAAACGCTGGCTGTGGCGTATACGTCCGACATTCCGGCACTCACCACTGCGGCTGCTTCAGCGCTAGCGACGGCGGCGAGCGCTGGCATCTCCACGCAGGCGGCTCGCGCTGACCACGTACACCCGTTGCCGTTAGGCGCGACGGTTGGAGCAGCTCTGGCGACAGCAGCCTCGGCGGGTATCTCCACGCAGGCAGCTCGCGCTGACCACATACACCCGCTGCCGCTACCGGCGATCAATTCGACAGCGTTAACCTCGTACACGCTCGCACTGTCGGACAATAACGCCACCGTCTCAACGTCTAGCGGATCGGCTGTCGCGATTACGATTCCGACCAATGCTAGCGTGCCTTTCCCGGTTGGGTCGCAAGTGCTCCTCTACCAAGCAGGAGCCGGTCAAATCACTGTTGCGGGCGCTGGTGGTGTGACATTGCGATCGAGCGGAGGCAAAACGAAAACGTCGGCACAATACGCTCTTGCGACGCTGCTGAAATTGGCGACTGATGAATGGGTCTTGGGAGGGGACATCTCAACCTAATGTTCCTAAGCGCATTTGCAGCTTCGAAACCGTTGGTCCCTGCAACAGATCCATTTTGGAACGATGTACTTTTTTTGCAGACTTTCGACAATTTAACTGTTGGGTCTCTTCTTGGTGCAAATTGGGTAAATCAAAAGTCAAACCCTGCCTTTCCAATCAGTGGGGCTGGTAATTTTTATCAAGTTGCATCAAGTCCGGCACTTTCTGGAAATTCAATTCAGCAAACAGCGTCAGGAAACCCTGTTTTTTCATTAGGTGCAAACACAATTCAAACGCTTACTTTTGAGGCTAGTTTTTATTCTGTTTATTATCCAGAAAACGGATTTGTCTTTTTGGGCGCTGGGGCATCAATAACTTATTCAGGTGGCGTTTTTCAGATAGTAATAACAGGCACGTCTTACACATACGGGCAATTTATAGTAGGCACTTGGTTTGATTTTGCTATCGTTTCAACCGTTTCAACAACAAAGGTTTTTATTAACGGAGTTTTGGCCGCATCAAAAAATACAACTCCTCCATTAGTGTCCAGCTTTACACTTCCTCGCCAGTCTGTTGCTTCAGATCCAATTCCGCAAAATGTTTTTTACACTGATGAAGTTAGGCTTACAAAAGCGGCTAGGTATTCAACGAATTACACTCCTTCCCATCCATTTTTAACCCAATGAACGCACTCCTAGATCGCATAGCCGCCGACATCGCCAACCAAGGCCTTTCCCTTGCCATGCTTGGCGTGGCTGTTTGGTTTTTATACAGCAAAATCAAAGAGTGCGAATCTGATCGCAAAGCTTTATGGGAGCGGATTTTCAGCATTCAACAACAACGTAACCATGAAAATTAAAGATTATGTCAGGCAACCTTCAACGTGGCTGGGCCTTGCGAAACTCGGCGCGGCTATTGGACTTTATTCAACCGGGATTGGCGGCGCGGTTGCTCAAGCGATTGTGGCCATCTTTGGCCTTGTCGATGTCATCCGGAATGAAAAAACAGGAGAGTAACGGATGGTGTTTTTCCGTTCGTGTAGATGGTGATGATTTGGTTTGCGACCATTGCACGGCCACTTGGTTTGGGGGAGCCAACGATGAATTAGATAATGGGCAAACAGCTTCTGGTATTTCGACTCTTGTTGATAGCGTTCTCGGGTGTGCTCTGCCTGTTGTTCCTAATCATACGTCCACCGCAGGATCCCCGCTAGCGTTTCGCCCGAGGATCCCGTGGAAGACGTTGGTGGAGGTCGCTTACAAAGGAAAGAAACTGACGCTTCCCCTAATCGACAACGGCCCCGCCAAAAGCGCAGGAGACGCGATTGATTTGACCATTGCAGCGTTCAAGCAGTTTGCACCGCTCAAGGTTGGGGTTTTGCGAGGCGTTAGTTTCCGGGTGCTTGGCGTTGCTCATCTAGCCAACGCTCGTACCAATAGCCCCACCCAGGGCTAGTTCGGCAGGGGTTGCAAAATTTCGCCCACACTCTTCCGGGCAAAAAAACCTCTCCGCATTTTAGGCAAGGTCGGCGTTGAGCTTCTTTCCTCGCTCGCATTGCGCGAGCCTCTGCCTGTTGTTGCAGGCGCTTGCATGGCGTTGAGCAGTTCCGAGCGCGAGCTGTGTGGGTCCCGAATTGTTTCCCGCAGGTGATGCAAACCTTTTGAATCAATTTTCGTGGTGGCTTCGGAATTGTCCCTCGATGCTTTGCGCAAAATATCGAGCCGGTGACGATTGGTTTGTCGCAGTCGACTCGACAGCATTCCTCTTTTCTCTTCGCTGGCTTAATGACGCCAGCGGCGATTCCTTCGGCAACGACGCGTTTTATGTCGCCATACCTTGGCAATTTCGATCGAATCAATGGGACCGAAGACCTAGGGCAGTAAATTGGCTGCCCGTTGTGATAGGCGCTCATTTTGGAACCTCCGCCTGCCATCCTGGCGCATCCGCCATCGCTTTGAAAAGCAGCTCCTGCTGGCGTTTGAGACGCTCAATCGTGGCCTCGATTAGCAGGCGATCCGAATAAGCGATTTGCCAGTTTTTGCGCATGGCCTCGAGGCCTTCAAGGATTGTGTCTAGTTTCATTTTTCAAAAGGAGTCCGGTTGAAAACCTTAGCTTGTGGATTAGAAAGGACCTGTCCATTCCCTCGCCTCCTCTCTCCAGGTTGGGTCGTTGTTAAGCGCTCGCAGCAACAGCGAGCGCAGGACGGGCTGTTGAGCGTTAAGATACGACCGAAGGATCTCCCGGATCAGCTCATAGTCTTCGAGGTGCTCTCGGGCTTCCTCAAGCGCTAGGCGGTCGATAATCGGGGTGCGGTGGTCGATGGTGATTAGGTTTTTAAGCGGTTGCATTTGGAAATGGGAGTCGGTTGAAAACCTCAGTGTAAAGGCGATTGATTTCTTGTCTGGCCGCTTCTTGAAACTCGCGAAGGCGAGCAAAATCGCACTCTCCCTCAATCGCATTTCCAACGTGTTCGACCAGCGCAGCGCTCAATGCCATGGCCAAATCTCGGTGTTCAATGGCCGTTGCATCCGCGGCGGGCGCAGTGTTAAGCGCGTTAATGATTACGTCAAAGTGACGCTTGAAGTAAGTTTGCCTCTTCGCCATTTGCTGAAGGGCTTGAATTGCATTTTGCACGTCACTCATTTCGCCACCTCCTTCCCATCCTGCTCATCCGGAAAATCGTCTTTCTCGGCGTCCAACTCGGCAATTCGAACCTGCAGGAGCTTGGTTTCCTCGACAAGCTCCGCAAACCGCTCCGCAGCCTGTTCCAGCGCCGCGTTGGCAACGCCGTCCTCAGAATCGATTTCACGAGCCAAAATGCGCAGCGCGTTAATGATTGTACTGTCACACGTTCTCATTTCGACACCTCCATCCATTGTGGGAGTGAAAGTGTTTGTTCCTCTGGCAACCCCGGCCAATAGTCATCTGCTAGGCAGCGTTTATAGATTTCGAGGTCGCGCAGGTACTCAATCCTCCCGGCGTCGATGACGTCGTCATCCGCCCAAAAAACGGTAGACAGGTACGGCGCTGTCTTCTCCACCACCACAAACGCAAACCGCTCGGCAGGCTGTTCGCAGGCCCGCAGCGCGTCAAGATAGAAGGCAGCCTGGACGTGGTAACGATACCGGAAGGCCTCGCGCTCAAAAGCGGTGGCGTCGGTGGTGGTTTTCAAATCGAACACCACTCCGCCATTGCGCCCGTCTATACGGCTCTTGCAGGCCACCCCAGCCCGCTCCCAGCGGATAGACTCCTCAACGGTCGCACCGGCCAATAGCGACCCAGCAACGGCCCTCGCAGCCTCGGCCATACCGAGGATGTCGGCAGCCTCGGCTGGCGTGACGAGGTAGCGGTATTGACTAGACAGCTCGGCGTATACGGTTTTCCCCTCTTTGGTACGACGGTCGAGCCCTTCTGGTAGTGCTCCAACCCCTGTTTTGTATAAATCAGGCTCTAAAACCGCCAGATGCACCAGCTCCCCCATTCTCATGGCTGGAGTCTGCTCCCGTGGTGGACTGAGGCGCTCGTGGTCATAGAGCGCTGGCGCTCGATGGATGAGGTCAAGGCCGTGTTTGGATATGCGGGTTTTGTCGGCGTGATAATCCGCTGCCGACAAGCGGAGGATTTGGTTTTTCATAACAGACGAGGGCTTGCATCACTGGGAGCGTTTGTGCAAGCTGAAAAACATGAATTTGTTAAAAAATCTCGACCGCCTCCGCATTGCTCACACTCAACTCAGCCGTGCAGGCTGGCTCTACGCGGCTGGCGTCGCCGAGTCCTCCTGGTATCGCTGGCAGTCTGGCGAAAACTCCCCAACGCTGTCGGTTTTGGAGCGACTGACGGCTCAAATTGACTGCGAAATTGTTCCAAAATGGAATCCGCCAAATGTCTACAAACGCGCTAAAAAAGGAGGTTTGCGGGCAGCGCAAGAAAAATCGGAAAAAAAAGTTTCAAAAAAAACGCGATGAGGGCTTGCAAACTCGGGAGCGTTGGGTAGAGTGAGCGCCGTCAGTTAAAAACCAAACGAATTAAACCAATGAACACTTACGCTCTGAAAAAATATAAAGTCGACTTTCGAGTCGACCTCCACCTCCGACCAGAAGACCGGAAGCTCACGCGCAAAGGGCAGCGTTAATAGGTTGAACACGGAATTGAACACGGAATTGAACACTATGAACACCAAACGCCACACACTCCGTTGGACGCTGGCTTTTGCCGCGTTGTTTTACATCGACGCCGCAGTTTTGCGATTTTACGCAGTCGGATTTGAGCGTTTGATTGTCGCGTTGCTCATGGCATTGGCGCTAGCGTTTGCTGGCGTTGGAATCCGGAGGTTTGCGCCATGAGTGAAAAACAAGACCTTCAAAACTCGCTCAGTCGGTTGATTGAGTGTTACGCCGAAATCGTTTGGAAGCTCCACGAAGAACGCGAGTTGTTCAACCGGTTCCGCGCGGCTATTGGAGCGCAGCAGGTACAGATTCCGATGGACCTTTGCGACGCAATGATTGCTAGAGACATAAAAATCGCGGAGTAGAAGCGCAAATGAGATCGATCTGGAAAGATTTTAAGGTATTAAGCCTTCACCGCAAAAAACGTGAGGTTGCAAAGGCTACCCCGTTATTCGACGAACGGTGGCCATGGTCAAACCATCATCGACCAAAAATTTTGGTTGAGCCTGACTGCATAAAACTGACGGATTTGTGCAAAATCGAAAAAGCGTGCGATTTGTGGCTTTCAAATCGCAATTTGCAAACAAGCTGGAGGAGGTTGTTTTGACAAACGCAAAAATCAACGTCGCCATTGCCAAAGCGATGGGCCTTGCCAAATGGCAAATTGTCGCAAACTGTCCAAACTACTGCGAAGACCTTAACGCTGTAAATGAGGCAGAAGAGTTGGTCTGGCACAAATGGAAGGCAACTTACCTCGCGGCGTTAGAAGAAGCTTGCGGTGTCAAGGTCTCCGATCGCGTTTGGTTGTTGAGGGCAACCGCTAGACAACGAGCTGTTGCTATTTGCGACGTGCTCGACCTGCTCGATAATTGCGGAAACTGCAAACACTCTTATGGCGAACTTTGCATCCGGCGTGAACGACCAATCGACCCAAACAATTACTGCGCTTTATGGGAAAAATAAACAGCCGATCCAAAGGAGCTCGCGGTGAGCGCTTATGGCGTGACCAGCTCCGAGAGGCCGGTTTCACCGCCCGACGAGGACAACAGTTTGCCGGTGGCGCTGACTCGCCGGATGTAGTTTGCGAGGAGCTGGCGGGTCTCCATCAGGAAGTCAAATTCGTCGAGTCTCTTAATCTCGAAAAGGCCTGCGAGCAGGCGGCCAAGGACGGCGCGGGGAAGCCGTGGATCGTTGCCCACAAACGCAGCCGGACAGATTGGCGCGTCACGATGAGCGCTGAGTTGTTTTTCGCCATCCTGCGCGACGGGATGGAGGCCATTGAACGCAAATGATTTGCTGCATGGTGTTCCGGGAGATCCGGAAACGGGGTTTTGTGCACCCTATATGAAACACAGCAACGGCGAACGCCTGCCGACGGTCTGGGAAATCCCGGGCGCTAAACGGCGTGACAGCTCGGAGAGACGGGCAAATTAAAAAAAACCAACTGAAATATGACACCAGAAACTATACAACAAATCGCAGAAATTATTGCCAAATCAGTCCCTCAAACCCCGGTTGATGGTCACCCTTATGTAGTCGGTAAATGGTACGCCATCCGGACGCTAACTATGATCCAGACCGGCCAACTCAAGGCCGTATACCACGAAGAATTGGTGCTCTCATCCGCCGCGTGGATCGCTGACACGGGCCGCTGGATGCAATTTTGCATTGACCCCACGACTGCAAGCGAAGTGGAGCCGTTTGGGCCTAACCAAGTGATCGTGTCGCGGCAGAACATAATCGACGTGGTTGAGATTAAACCTTTTGAGCCGCTGCAAAAATGAAAGGCTCGGCTACTTATTACAGCACGAGCAAGAGCTTGAGCGGGAGCAGGAGTTGGAGCAATAGCTGGAGCGGGGGCTGGAACAGAAGCTGTAGCGTGAACAAAATCAGGAGCTGGAGCAGGAGCTGGAGCTGGATCGGGGGCTGGAGCAGAAGCTGTAGCGTGAACAAAATCAGGAGCTGGAGCTTGAGCTGGAGCAAGAGCTGGAGCGGGGGCTGGAGCAGAAGCAGGAGCGGGAGCTGAAGCGAGAGAAGGAGCTAAACAAACTACAAAATGAGCTACACAATCAAGGCCCACACAAGGAGTGACACGAAAACTATCCTCGATCCAGCAGGATTGGAACTGGTTACGATCCAGGACTTGCACAAGGAGCTTAACGAGCTTTTGAACAGAGCTGAAAGCGCAGAGAAGCTCTGCGATTACTGGGAGCGTAGAGCCAAGGAGAGCCCTCGGACAGACTGGAACCGAGCGCGAGTAGACGCGGCCATTTCAGCGATGCACGCGATATTGTCGCAGAAAGGTTATTCAGCATTTTTGGAAGGATCTGAAAGGAGAACATGCATTGCAGAGTCAGCGGTGGATTACGCAGATGCGCTTGTTTCGGAACTGATGGAGGTCATGGAATGACTGACGACGAAATCAACACCGCCATTGCGGCGGAGTGTGGGTGGACAGAAATTAGACAGGATCAAGATTGGGGCTGGCTTGGGAAGCCGCCAGGTCAACCTAGCAAGAGTTGGCCTGTAATGCATTACAGCGACGATTTAAACGCCATGCACGAGGCGGAGAGGGTTTTGAAAGAGCCTGACTTATATGCAGTTCAACTAGCTCAGGTGTGCGGTAGAGATAATTTTTTATTTCACGCCACCGCCCTTCAACGCGCTAAGGCGTTTCTGCGAACGCTGGGCAAGTGGATGGAATGAATTTTTGCGACCAGCCGAACGGCTGAGGGTGGCGACCTGCGCCGAAAGAAAGAAAAAGAAAGAAAAAGAAAGAATAAAATCATGGCAATACTGACACAAGAAACCGGAACGGGCGGCGGAGGCCGCAGAATATTAGTTGAGGAGATGGCCCCGAAAGGGACATTCCTAGCTACATGCATTGAAGTCGAGGAACGCTATGGCGTTGAACGAAGGAAGTTTGAATCCGAAGAAACCGAAGTTGTCGATTTAACAACTTTCTATTTTGGGTTTCGAGCGAAAGAAGGTGGTTTGAGGATTGTGCGTTCAAAGCCCATGAAAATCTCTGGGCATGAAAAATCAGCGTTAGTCAAATTTGTCACGACTTGGCTTGGAGAAGCGCCTAAAACTGGGTTCGACACAACTTCTTTGTTTGGCAAAGGGGCGCAGTTAACCGTGACGCACACTATTGCGGCCAATGGCAAAACCTATGCGAACATTTCCGCAATCGCTCCAGTAATGGAGGGGTTGGAAAAAAACCTAGTTGGCGTGTCCTCGTTTAAGGGCCTTTTAGCTCCTCTTGAGGCTGGCACAAAAGGCAGCGATGCGAGCGATGATCAAGTTCCGTTCTAGCAAGTGACCCTCAATAAAGCCTCCCTCGTTTAAAATTACGGGGGAGGCTTTTTTTTCGGAAAAAAAAACCAATGGCCATTCTAAACAAACAACTGCCTGAGCGCCAACCGCTGACTGCTGACCAAAAGCGACAACTCATCTCCACGCAGTTTTCAGTCTTGAGTTGGAGCAAACTCGACGATGCCGAGGCCTGCGCATTCATCCGTTGCCCTGGGGAGGCAAGCCACACCACGAAAAACGGGAAGCGGGATTGCCGAGTCAATGTCGATGATCGACCGCCGACAATCCACTGCTTGCACAACTCCTGCCGCCATCAGGTCGACGCAGCCAATCACACTCTCCGGAGCGCCGAGGCGAGGATGGCGCTCGGGATGCGTCCAGACAAGCCGTTCCGGCAGACACTGCAAACCGTGGAGGCTCCACCACCGAAGCCCGCGGTGCTCCCGACAGCATTGCCTGAGCTGACTTGGGTTAACGAACGTGAACAGATGTTGGAGGCGCTGTTTTTCGGAGGCGAGCATTTCGGCGTCGTCACTGCGGAGTCCGACGGCTCCATCCGAAGCAAGGGACGAACGTACCAACTCCCCCAGTTGGGGGAGGAATACCCAGCGTTGCCGGACAATCCGATCGGCACTTGGGTGCGCGTCAATCCGCTGACCGCGGGAGGCTCGGCGGATGGCGATGTGACCGCCTACCGCCATTGCCTGATTGAGTCGGATTCGGCGAGTATTGAGACCCAGTGGGCCGCCATTCTGGCTTCGGGGCTCCCGGTGTCTTGCGTGGTGCATAGCGGAGGCAAAAGTCTTCACGCATTTGTGCGCGTAGAGGCCAAGGACTTGGAGCAATACAAAGCCAGAGCGAAAGCCGCCGCCGACGCCATTGAGCGGTTTGATGGAATGGAAGTTGACCGCGCTTGCCTCAATCCCTCCAGGCTCTCGAGGATGGCGGGCTGCCAGCGTGGCGACAAACGCCAACGGCTGATCGACGTTTTGATCGGGGCTCTAAGCTGGGAGGATTGGGAGGCGGAGGAACAAGCTCGCAAATACGGGCAGAGGCTTAGACACGAGCAGTTGTTGAGTTTCGACGCCAAGGCTGATCCAGAGAGTGTGCTCGGGAATCGCTGGCTATGCCGCGGCGGCTCTTTGCTACTCCTCGGCCAAAGTGGCGTTGGGAAATCATGCCTTAACCTGCAGCTGGCGGGCGCATGGGCGTTGGGGGACCCCAAACTCTGCTCGATCTTGAGCTTCGGTATTCAACCTGCCCGACCGCTGAAAATCGTGCTTGTTCAGGCGGAGAATGATCTCGGAGACATGGCGGAAATCTGGCAGGGGGTCTTTAAAAAGATGGGGGGCGTGATGAGTGAGGACAAACGCCAGCAACTGGAAGAGAACCTCATAATCCTCCGCAATACCGAGGCGACCGGAGATGCATTTGTCAGAATGTACCGTGAACTAGCAAACGACTATAAACCGGACATTTGCATTATCGACCCTTTGCTTAGTTACATAGGCGCGGACATAAACGATCAAGAAATCTGCTCTGCGTTTACTCATAAACTCAACCAAATACAGCAGGAGACCGGCGTGATAACCGCTTTGGTGCACCATTTCGGAAAGCCCAAAAGCGCAAGCCAGAATAACGTCCTGACAGAAACCGACCTTGCTTATCAGGGCCTTGGATCATCGATCCTGACTAATTGGGCGAGGGAGGTGCTGTCGCTTAATCGGGTAAAGGAAAAACCAAAGGACCCGCCAACTTTTCGCCTTACAGCCACCAAGCGACGAAAAAAGGCCGGGATGTTGAGCCTGGAGGGCGAGGACTACGGGCTACCAACTCCGTCCATCTTTATCCAACACTCGCCGGATCCGGTGCGGATGGGCACGCTATGGTTTCAAGTTTCCGAGCCTGTAATGGACGAGGATGAGGACCCCAGCCTAAAATTGGGGAGACGGCGATGAGGGCGACAACCGACGGCCCTTGGCTATGGATTAACCGGCGGGCGCTGGAAATGGCAGTCCGCCAAGGGCCCTCTGTGGCGTTGGTGCTGTTGGCACTTGCTGACCTCGAGTCGAGGGCACCACGGGGCAGCAAAGGGGCATTTCCAGCATCCCTAGAGGAGATCGCCAACGCCTGCGGGTTGAGTAAGCGGACGGTGCAGACGGCGTTGGCAGTTTTGGTGAAAATCGGACTTTTGAGAATTTCAAGCGGTTGCACCAACCGCGGAATCTCCATCCGAAATCGCTACAGTTTGCTCTCAATTTCGAGCGAAATTGCTGATGGCAATGGTTGCCAACCGCGTGGCAATGGTTGCCATGCGCATGGCAATGGTTGCCACCCTGCTGATGGCAATGGTTGCCACCCTAATATAAAGAAAAAGAAAGAAGAGGGGCGGCCCCCCACAGGGCCGACCCGCCCCTCTTCAAAAGAAAGAAAGCTCCAACCTCCTGCCGGATCCCCTGCGCGGCTAAACGCCGCTCCGGGACCGGCAGCCCAAAAAACGGACATGGAGCAATCGGACGTTGGCGAATTGGCGGCAGACGAGCAATGGGAACGCTACGTCCGCCAACAGCTAAGCCTGGCTGGGGATAAAACT